CATTTCTTCAATAGGTTCAACTGTCCTATACATTGGTGCCTGCTCTAGGTTATCCGCTACCTGATTCAGATACTGCTTGAACTTTACATAGTCGCTATCAGGCATCTTCTTAGCCCCTGCTATTCTATGCAGGTCTTGCCTGACATCCTCCAGCTGCAGCATGGAAGGAGCCAAAGGTTCATTAGCTACAAAGGCTGGGTCTATACCAGCATTAGCGAACATCTGGTCATAGCAGTCTCCGATAGCCTCCTTGGTGAAGCCTATGTCGTCTGCCGTCTTACCCACCTTGGCAGCTGACTTCTTTGCTCTAGCTCTGACCCAGGTGATGAACTTTTGCTTAGGTCTGATAGTAACCATAGCGCCCATCTTGGTGAGAGCCTTGTTCAGGTCGTCGCCAGTAATGCCCATGAGGTAGGCTATGTGAGCAGGAGCTAGAACATTAGGGACATCAGGAGGCACTACAGGAGCAGCCCATTCTACATCAGCACCCCGAACAGTAACTCTAGGATGCTCTATAGCATTTTTAACCTTCAACTGCCACATCTTTATATTTCTGAGACTTTCTTCCACAGTCTTGGGCTTTGTAAATGCCCTAATCTCCTCATCAGTTACTCCGATAGTATCAAAAGCATCCATAATCCTGTCCAACTCTGACTGGCTGAGATAGCCCTCCTGATAACCAGTATGACTAAGAGTGTCCAGCCTATTGCTTACCCACTTCAGATTCTCTAACTCTTGAGGAGTATATTGAATAGTATGCGGAGCATTAAGCGACTGAGTTAGACCAAGCTTCAAATCTTCCACCTGCTCAAACAGCTGCTCTTCCCGTGCCCAGTAAGGTTCCCAAGCCTCCTCACTTCTTCTCCTCTCAAGATTATTCCAGAAGGCAGCATCACGCCTGTTTCTCGGAGTAGATGCCACTGCCTCGTTGATAATCTTTCTATCCAAGTCTCTGGTAGCTACTGCATTAGCATGGCGAAGTCTGATGCCGTCAATAAGAGCCTCTAGCCTAAGCACTTGGTCGTCGGTCAGTTTCAACCCAGTACCAGCAACAACCTGTTTAGTTAGTCTGCCCTCCTGGAGATTATTAAACACATTTCTAACCAGCCTCTGCAACGTAGCATCGTGCTCCACCACTCCAGCAAGTATATCAGGAAGCCACGATATATCTTGATGAGAAGCTTGGGCAAAGGCATCTATAGCCACAACCTTATCAATTCTCTCGCCAGTTTTAGCTGCGTCATCCAAAGCTCTGAGAACCGTATCTGTCCAGGCATACAACTCGTGCCTAGGTCTAGCCTCAATCATCCTGCTCTTAGTGTCTGCTATAGAGTTAAATAACTGGTCTACGAGACTATCTGGGAAGTCCTTGCCCTCAATAGCCAATCTCGAGTACAAGTCCATAAAGTTGCGAATCTTCGAATACTCAGGTCTAGCTGACAGATAATCGGCAAGTGCCTGCCAAGTGTAAGGCACTTGCCTCTCAACAGCAGGAGTAGCCATACCTTTCCTAATACTAGCAAGTATGTTATCTATGCTATCCTGACTCTTACCTAGAAACTCTGCCAGTAGTTCTGATGATGCTCTGTGGAAGTCATCTGCCTCAGTTCCTGTTAGTTTAGCTGCTCTACTTCTGGTCAGCTGCCTCACATCAGATATTCTCTCACTGATACCATCTACTATATCTGATATAAAGCCCATAGTACGGAGCAGCTCATCACTGTTCTGAGGTACAAACTCGGCAAGGTCTTTGACCAGATTGTCCAGTACTCTTGCTTCCGCCTGCATACCTACTATGTTAAACTCCTTGATGGACTCTCCTATGGCTTCTATAGAGCCGTCTATGTCTTTCCAGATAGAGCCATCCAGTACCTTCTCTCTAATAGTATTCTTATGAGGAGAGTATATGTCAGTACATCTATCCAAAGTCTTGTTGATTTCTAGTAGAGCCCTTCTCCTTTCAACCTCAGACACAGGTACATCATGCTTTCTTATCATATCAGGTCCGACAGTGGCATCCTGCTCGAGGACTCTTACAAGGTCATCTTTCTCTCTCCTGCTGAAGCAGCTAATCTCATCTAGCAGATGCTGATTATCCTCAAATACCTTACTGATGGCAGCAGTTTCGTCAGGAGCAATTTCAGATAAGAACTGCTTATACTTAGTAGTCAGGTAGTGTGCTCTCTGCTTAGTACCTATATCTCCGTACATATCGTTCATGTGCTGGAGGCAGCGGATGTTGTATTCCTGAGTACCTATCTTAATCTTAAATCCAGCAGGAGCTTCCTTAGTAATACCGGGTATCTTGCCTTTACTGAACACCTTAGTCTTGTTAGTCTTAGGGTCTATAATTGCCATCTCCAGCCTGCCCAGATTCCTCTGAGATATTACAAACTCATAAGGCAAGTTGGTAAGACCCTCACCAATTCTGACCAGCTCATCCACTGGGCTACTAGCTTTGGGATAGAATACTTCTCCTCCGCCAAGGAAGCTTCTCATGGAGTTTTCCAGTATATTGAAAGGCCCATAGTTGCTGAACAGCAGATACTGGTTAGCCATAGGAGCAGTTACATGACGGTCTATGAACTGAGCAATATTGTTTCTTACCATCCTGTCAACTGTTCTTGTTATCCATGAGGTTATCCTGCCACTCTTCATAGCAAAGTCATATACTGGACTATAGGCTTTGCGAGTGTTCAGGTCTTCTATATTTCGGAATATGCCGTCTAAGATTTCCTTAGCAGTATCACCCTTTAGAGATGTGATAGAATCGCTGATTAACTTCTCACTGTAGCGTTCAAGGGTCTTGGCAAGAGTGCCTACAGAATCATCAGTAGCTTCCTTGCCTACCAGCGACAGAATATTAGCAGATGCCTCCTGACTGGTGAAAGCCTTGCGGTAGAAGAGGTCAAACTGATAGTTGATGTCGTTTACTACTTGCTGAGTAATATCCTCGGCCTTAACTCCCAACTTCTCCAGCCACTCAGTAACTGTTGCTTTCTCAATGAAGTCGTAGTCAGTCAGGTACCTCCCTACTCTCACTGCCATATTGCCTGTCTCCCAGGGCATATCTACAGCCTGCTTGATAGCAAACTCCATAGACTCCTTTACCTCAGGAGCTGTTAGACCTACTAAGTCCTTTCCCGTCTGTCTGCGGAGGAAGGCTCTGCTGTCCATGAAGGCTTGTCTGGCTACTGCTACTGCCCTCTGCCCAGGAGTCTTAGGAATCATATGGATTACGTTTCTTGCAGCCTTGAAAGGAATGTCCCAGAGTTCTACCCAGGCTCGTTCGGTAGCACCTACAAACTTACCTATGTATGGCAGCGGCTTGGTTATTTTAGTAGCTATACCTAAGCCCAGATATGTAGTAGGGTCAAAGGCAGTCTCTATGAACATCTTGAGCCAGGTGTTAGTTCCCCAGTCCTGAAATGCTTGGCTGTAGGCTTCCCACCTGCCCATACCTTCTTCTTTATACTGATTATATAGTCTATCCAGCTCAGCAGCATCGGAGTCAGCTCTGATTCTGGGGAAGTTGATAATAGCAGCGGCAGCTAGAGGTCTTGGCAGGATATTGAAGTACTTCTCCAGCAGCTCCAGAGAAGCCAGCATAGGCTGAGTAGCCAGCATCTTGGTAAACTCCCACGGAGTTAGTTCAGGAGCCTCGGGAGATACCAGACCTGCTCTTGCCAGTCTTATATATGCTGACTGTGTTATCCAGTCATTCTGTAAGTCAACAACTGAGCTGTGCAGACCTTCTATTTCCTTCTGAGTATCCTCGTCAAACTCCAGGTCAGACATAATGCTTCTGACATCAGCAGTAGTCATGCCAGGAGGAAGCTCAGCAGGAACAGGACGGAAGCTCTTGATAAGTTCATCTACAGTTAGATTGTGAACGCCCCTCATTTCCAGCTTGGGTTCTGCCAGTATCTGGTTAAGTATATTCTCCCTTACCTTGCCAGCATCGCCCTGAAACTCCTCGGGCAGTTCAGGAGGCGTAATGTACTTCAGCTTCTCCACAGTATCTTCCAGCCACTGAGTATCTCCGGGCAGTAAGAACTCGTTAGGCAGAGCACCGAGTACATCTTGAGATGTCCTGATGTTAGACTGTCTATCTGCCAGCATAGCAGGTAGTCCTGCCAGTACCTGATACCGCCAGCTGAATCTGCTATACTCTCTGGTGGCAAAGTCTAGTTCCGTCTGAGCCTCCTGCCTCTGGCGGATGAAGTCCTCCTCAGACAAGTGCTGGGCATAGACAAACGGAAACACAGGAAATGTTACTGCCTCTCTATTAGGAGCCTGCCAAGCCATTCTCAATCCCCACTGGGACTGAAGTTCCGACATTCGCTTCTGGGCAGCCTCTACTCTCTGTCCTGCTCTGGCTACCAGTTCAGCTGTTGTTTGCACCTGCCTCTGGAAGCCTGGGAAGTACTCAGATGGTTGAGGAGGCGGCAGCAGTTCTGGAGTTACATTTGCTTCATCATCTACCTTACCATTAGGCAAGTTGTTCACCTCCTATCAAGGGTATCTGCTGACCAGGTGGAGCAGCTACAGGAGCCTGAGCAGGCGGTTGCTGAGACTGTAGTGTAGCTAGAGCAGCACTTGCCGCCAGTTCATATAGCCTTGCAGACTCAGCATCTCCAATCTTATCCAGATAGGCTGACTGCTGGCGGTAGTACTGAATCAGAGCAATAGTAGCATTGGTAGGATGTAGTTCAGCCATGTCTGCTCTGACCTGTGCTCTCTCCAGCAGCGGGTCTTTAATATTAGGGAATAGCTTTCTCACTACATAACTGTAGCTGAGCCTGAAGTCTGGGTCAATCATTCTTGCTACAGTAGCTCTATGCACTAAGTCTCCTGGGATTTCTACCTCGTAGTCTGCTGACACTTTGGCATTCTCAGGCAGCTTACTGGGCATACTCCAGCCGTATGGCTTTACTCCCCTCTCCATCACGTCTGTCAGCCAGTCATTATCTATATCACTATTCAGGTTGACTATTGCCTCATGGAATGGATGCATTACTTGATATGCTGAGGCTGCTATCTGACTCATAACCATAGCAGTCATCTGACCAGCAACATTCCCATACATAGCCCAGCTGACTCCGCCTCTCTGCATCATAGCTTCAAGGTCCAGCTGAGTGCTTCTTATTTCTAGAGGTATAGGAGGAGTACCTATGAACTCCACAGAATCATCAGGACCTCCTCTGAATATAGCACCTCGGCGGAAGACGTCTTCTGGCTTGACTATAGCCTTACCACTTCTACTCCGCTCAAATATTCTAGGCTGGGCAGTGTCTCTTAGTAACTGAAGACTATATGTCCACCACTTATTCCAGGTGCGGTAGATGTTCTCATTAGTAGCTATTATTGCCTGACCAATCTCTTCCTTCCATCTTTCAGATGTAGAGTAGCTGCCAGCATTGTAAGAAGAACTGCTAAGCTGGCTACCATGTGATAGGCTGCCCATGTCAGGAAGTCCACCAACAGGAGCTACATAGACAGGTATCTTCTTGAATCTAGTCCGCTCAAACTTTACCAGCTCACCGTTAATTACCACTGCATTCATTACTGCTATAGTGAAAGGAAATACATCGGATATCTCAGTCCACCAGTAGTCATATACAGGAACATTACCGGTACTGGTGATTCTATTTACCAGCTTCCACCCATTACGCCTAGCCATGTTCTTAGCCTGTCTGGGAGTAATCGAGTAGATATGAGCCACTTCTGCCAGCCCCATATCTCCATCCCACATAGGGTAAGTTTCAATAGGATTCCAGACATCCACTATGCACCTGCTGCCATCGTCAGCCACTATGGAGAATAGGCTATACCAGCCAGTAGCGAGCAGAAATCCTATGTATGTACGCCTGAGGCTCTGTCTAGGATTAGAATGTCTAAATGTGTCTGCTGCATCCTTCCAAGCCATTCCGAGGAACTTGCTAACCTCGGCTACTGCTTTGGCAAGTTCTATGTCTGCAAGGTCGTACTCCTCTATCCTGTGAGGCATATCCACGTCCAGCATATGCAGAACTAGATTATACATAGCCCGAGGGTCGTTACCTACGAAGGACTCAAGCTTCTCGGTCTTTAGCTCATCTACCATCTGTATCAGCTTATACCAGGTGCGCATTTTAGCATCACGAGGTGCCCAGAAGCGCTTTAACTCGTTGCATCTAGTAATTACATCTGTTGAGTTTCTTTCTACCATTATCACTCTCCTTTGCACTCAGGGTGTACTCTCTCAAGATAGATAATTTCTCCCCTGACCGGATGCTTCACCACCCTCTGCTTCCAGACATACTGATGACCTGCTTTGATAACCTTCCTGCACTTGGTGCAAGTCAGATTTGTCTGCGCTATCCATACTTTCCCCACAGTTATCCATTTACTTCCCCCAATCGTCAGGCCAGCCTGCTGAGCCTACGTACCCGACTTGTACTGCTTGGGCAGAACGGCATACAATAGCTATTGCTCCGCAGTCGTGATGGTCGTCAGCACCTACCACAATAATACCACTTTTCACAGATGCATTTCTGCGGATATTTCTACACTGAGACCAGAATCTAATATCATGGCAAGTAATATAGTCCATATTGCGATTAAGTTCTGTTATCATGTAAGGCTTGGTAGATAAGTTAGTCTGCCAACCTATTGCTCTGATGCCTCTACCAGTTCTAGGGTCTTCTCTCATGTAAAGGTTAGGCCACTCTCTTAAATGACTTACAATATCCAGATTGTCCTCAGGAGCTATTACTGTATTTTCATAGTATCTAGCAAGGTCCATACAGTACTGAGCCATCTCCCACTCATCATAGAAGCCAGCAATAGTGGCACAGTGTACCATGCTTGGAGGTACCTCGGTGCCGTCAGGTCTAGTGTAGCCTTCATCAAAAGTCCATACTTGACCTACTGATTCAGAAGTCTTGCCCTTGCCGGGGTCAATGCTGAGAATATAGCTCCTTCCTTTCTCCCTATCGTACCATACATCTACTCCTGCCGAAGTACCGTTCTTCAAGTTCATAACAGTTCTATGAATAGGAGCAGGATAGCAGTCCCGTATCTTGCTGCTAATGATGTCTGCATCGTAGGCTTGGTCTCCAGCAGTCATAAAGCAAGTCTCATCATCCTCTGGGAACTCCTGACTGAATATGAACATAGTCTCGCCAGAACGTCTTAGAGATGCTACCTCTGCTATCTTATATCTTCTCCATCTCAGCCTTGCCATAGCAGTAAGCTCATCATCGCCGTATACTTCCACCAGCAGTCTCATTAGCCTTATCTCATCTGGCTGCAGATTAGGTAGCGGGTCAGTATCATCCCCCTGCATACAGAATGGGTCAGTAGCGTACATCACATACTCAGGATGCATGAACCAGGGGTAGAAGTGGTACTTGTATACAGAACCGCCGAGTGCTGTTCCTTCCTTAGCAGCTCTATATACCTCACAAAAAGGATTGTCCTCACCATTAGCAGTAGAGTTACCGCACCACACTGCCTTACCGTTCCGTCTGACCAGCAGCAGATGATGCGGAACTGTAGCACAGTATACAGTTCCTGAATAGTCAACTTCCTCAGGCAACTTATGCCTAAATGAAACATTAGATTCTGCTGACCAGCTCAGCATATACTCGACCTTCCTTCGCCCCACAGTAGAACTACGAGGATAAAGGTTAGTAGAGTAGCCTAACTTTAGCAATACCTCCTGAAGACTATTCATTAAAGGCAGGCTAGTATTAAATAAGCAGTTCCTGCTAGAACTCCCGTCTCCTTTGCTAAAGGCATCTATAAGTACTTGCATATACTCGCACTTAACGAACCTCATATTATCTGGAAGTCTCTTGGGCATTGTATAGCTGCTAAGGTAGGAGTGAAGCCTGCTATCCCTTATACACCACTCTAGTAACTCCCTACCCTTGCGGGCACTCTCATACTGTTCTGCCCCCAGAACCATAGCCAGCTTCTCAGACGCATTTATCATATCAAACCAGTGTTCACTATTACCATTCTGGCATAACCAGGTCCCGCAGCCAGCATCTGTGTAGCCTTCTGATAGAAAGTACCCAAGATACTCAGCCCACAGATACATAGGGATTCTTACCTCAGGTTTGCTGCCCAATGCAGGAAGAGCAAAGTAGTCCTCCTCCACACCTTCCCAATTAACAGACGTATCGAATAAAGCCCCAGACTTGGCAAGCTCAGGAGCCTTCCTAAACTTGTAATTACTACCATGTCCGCTAGCTCTTGACTTAACCCATAAGTCGTGGTCAGGAGTTACCAACAAGTCTAATCTCTTCCCCTTCAAGTGAAACATCTTACCGTTGTAGGGATACTCCAACACTGCTTGAGGCTTAGTATAGTAAGCCCGGTTAGTGAATGGATTCTTAGTAAATATCTCCATATCTTCCCTAAGGTCAGGAAATGCTACCCAACCACCTTTAGTAAGCAACTCAGTATTCTTGTCATAGCAGCCAATCCGCACTTTAGTGTTGGCAGTTAGTGGAACTCTCTGTAGTGCAGAACTCATCACCATCTCGTGAGTTCCCTCAGGCCAGAATGCGTACTCATCCAGCAGCAGATTATGTATGACTTCACCCCTGCCAAGCATATAGCTTCTGGCTGAGAAGATATACATGGTAGAGTAGAAGTTAGTATCCTTATTCATCCATGAGAGTTCAGTAGCTGACTTGTGCTCCAGACGTGGTATAGTAGGAATCTTATGCTGGAGGCTCTGATGGTATCTCTTGGCTTTGAGTATCTGTCTCTGAGCTGAGAACTCGTCGTAGGAGATGATGACTGAGACAGTACCGTTGATAGTTATGTTGTCGAGGTAGAAGTCTCCAACTACAATGGAAGTAAATCCTACCTGAGCAGGCTTCACATAGATGTCTCTCATTGAAGAGCTAAGTATAACATCCCTCTGAATAGGATTGGGCAGTAGAGGGACTTTCTGCCTGCTCTTATCATCTATGTCCAGCAGCGTGCTGATAGTGGTCAGGCGGTTGCTGAACAACGCCTTCATTGCTGCTTCTTTGCTAATTGTCTGAGCCATCAGGTCTCCCCCAATGTTGCTATTGCTTCTCGTGTCCTATTACGAGTTCAGTCCTATCGCCACCATACTTCTCAAGCTGTCTTCTCTCCAGCTCACTCATCTCGGTCTTTACCTTGCTAGTGTCCTCGTTGAAGTCAGGCGGTGCAGTTTCGCCAAAGTTATAGTTATCGCCCTGATTGTCAGCTCGGAATGATACATTAGATATTAGTTCCACATAAACAAAGTCTGGGAAGAGTTCTAGTATCTTCCTAATAGTAGGTATGTCCAGCTGCTCTCCCTCATGGTGTATCTGGATTACTGGATTAGTACCAGGCTGTAATACCCTTCTCATAGCATACCTGAGCTTAAGGCTCTTGAATATGCTATCTACTTCTGGTGCTGCTGTAAGTTCACTCCATCCCATAGCGACCTCCTATACTACAACTCCATAGGCTCCTTTAACCTCTGCTACCGTATAAGTAACTACCGTCTTTGGATAGTATCCTGCGCCCTTCTCGCTTGCCCAAAATGTCTGATGATTATCCCCCGAAGGTGGTGTGTCGTCTACATCTCCTTTAGTCCTGATGCAAATATAAGTAGTACCTGTTTTGTTTATAATAGCACGTCCAGCCGCATTGAACGTTACAGTATTATAGCTATCTGTGCTTATCGGATACTCCCAAGGCGAAGCATCGTCGGTCAGAACTGTAGAGCCATGAGCATCAAAATCCGCCAGTTCCAGTGTATCACCTTGAGTGCCTTCAAACGGCTGAAGGTCGCACATAGCATTCTCATACTCTGCGAGGTTGCCAGCACTTCCACGAATTGCGTGTGTTACATCAGTGATTATGCAATCGTCTGGTAGACCAGATGTATCAAGATATTCGAAGTATTTAACGTCCCAGTATTCGCCGTCTGGATTACCAGATAAAAAGGCAAAGTAAAGCCAAGCTTTCTGACCAGTTGCGCTGATAAGGTCGCCAGTAGTTGCATCATGTGCAGTGTCGTAGTTATCATCCCGACTATAGATGTCGCCATCTGCCGAGGTTGAGTAAAATGTCTCAGGACTTGCCCCAACCTCTGCAGGGAATACAGCCCTAGCAAACTCTTGGGCAGAAACTACCTCAGTATCATCCTCTACTCCAACATCCAGCATAGCGCCATTATCGCTCTGCCCAGTACCTAACTTCAGTTTCATGTTGCCATAGTTGTTATGCTTGATTCTAACTTCGCCCTTAGGGTCTTTATCGAATACCCATAGCTCCCTCAGCCTGCCTTCAATAATCCTCGCCCTACGCCTGCAGATACCATAATCCCATTCCAGTACATTCTGGTGGTAGTTCTCATTAGTAGGGTCAGTTTCAATCAGAACAGCTGTAGCAGTTTTAGGCGGTACTTCTTTATTGTTCAAGAACAGTTGCGGAGACCACGTTACGAACTGGTTAGTAGAACAAGTAACACTTATCTGTCTGCCTTCAACAGTGGCACTAAACAGATTGGATTTGGAATAATACTTGTTCTTCGCCCACAACCAGCCTGCTTCAATCTTTCTGCCATCTGCACAGACCTTGGGCAAGCCAGATACAACCATGAAGCGTCGCCCAGTTTTGAGGTCGCGGTAAAACTTGGCGTAAGGACTATGCTCCTTACGATATGCGCCAGTTATAGGGTCATACCTCGGCGCATAGTCTCGAAAGAACTCAACGTAGTCCTTGTCTATACCCTGCTTTGTCAGTACGTCAATCATCACAGGGTCAGTAACTACTTTAGCTGGGTCGGTTACTTTCAACACTATATTACAGGCTCCTTACAGTGAAGTAATACTGTTAAATCCTCACCGGCTACCGTGCTGCCCACCTGGTCTATGTCCATAGTCAGTTCAGCACCAGCAGCTATTGCACTATCACTAATTACATGGTTGTTATCTTCAGTGGTACTGCCAGCATCAATCTCTGGTCTGGTAGAAAATATTGTAGTTCCGTTGTCGTTTATGTCTATAATGAGAGCAGCGCCAGTGGGGGCAGTCTTGACATGAAGTTCTATATCCTCTACAGTAGTTGCTCTCTTCATTCTGAAAGTGGTAGCCTGCTCAGTACCAGTCTCTAGCGTACCTGGCACGAACCATACATAGGTTCTAGGCATATACAGAATATCAGCACCACCAGTCTGATGCCTTGAAGCGTGAACCTTAGGGTCTTGTGCTACCACACTGCTAGCATCAAGCGATGCATAGCCATTAGCTGCACCCTTATTGGCTACTTTCTCAAATGTAGCTTCGAAGGCATCATCAAGGTCAGTATCACTGTTCTGGGCGTGCTTCTTCGATATAGCATCAGATATATCAGCATCTGCCTTAGCAGCAGTTACAGCTTCAGCATCAGTGTACTTGGTATGGTGAGCTGAAGCATCACCCTTATGAGTAGTTATCTTGCTATCCATAGTGGACTCAATGTCGGATAGGTGGTCGCCATCAACAGTATCAGCATCAATATTAAGAGCATCATGTGCAGTCTTGTTGTGGTCAGTAAGGTCGCTAATGGAAGTAGTCTTGGTATGGTGGTCAGATGCTCCTACATCATCTAGCTTGGTATGAGATAGCCTGTTACCTGCAGTAAGAGCTTCTAGCAGCTGTACAATCTCTTCACCAGTTAAGTCAGATGCTGCCTGTGTATCTATGAGAGCGGTCTGCTCTTCGCCAAAACCATCTATGTAGGTTACTGCGAGCCAAGGACCTGCCCCCATTGCTCCGACCTCACTGACGTAGATTTTCAGAACTTGGCTGTATCCTTCAGGAAACTCTGTTACAAGGCAATCCTCGTATACTATTGAACGCCTGAACACAGCCCCGTCGTCATAGGTCAGAACGATATGCCCCCCATCCTTTACAGCAGAAACTAAGTCAGCCATTACTTCCTTCTCCTAGATATCTTAGCCAGTGTAAGCGCTAGCCTCGCCTGCCTGCCTGTCCTTCCTCCAGCATGACGCATCTTTCTGGCATAAGCCTGAACACTCATACCAGCTGCCCTAGCCTTGCGAGTAAATGCACCGGGCCTCTTGATAGCACCAGCAATCCACCGTTTCTTTGCTCTTGCCATTTTAACACTTCCTCCCGTTCATTCTCGTTAGTAAGGTATTAAGTTCGGTCAGAGCCCTAGTATTATCCTCACGAGTCTCTTGGTCTTTCTCCAGCAGACTCTCCAGCCTTTCAGAATGAGCAATGTGAATGTCGTGGATTCTACGCTCTGTGTCCTGCCTGTCCTTCCTATACATGATGAAGATGACTATAGCCAGTATAGCCACAGGTCCGCCAGATGATACGGCTTCAAGTAAAACTCCGTCCATTACTAAGTCTCCTTCCGACCAAGAATCTTGACCCCCTGCTGGGTCTAATACGACCTATTGAGCGAGGCTCTCTAGTCCTGACTCTAGCTATATGTGCTTTCGCAATATTCCTGCGAGCTGCCTGTCTGACCTTGGCAGTTAAGGTTCTGCGCCTAGCCATCTACCCTCTTTGCTACGGTTACAGTGTCAGTTCTTGACATTTGAATTATCTCAGGATTCTCACTAACCCAGCGGGCAAAGTTGAAGCCGTCCTCGCTACTATTAACTATGGCTTCCAGTATAGATAGCTGCTGAGGAGTATACTGAGACCTGAGCTTAATCAGATAATCATGGTCTTGCTTGGTAAGGAATTCACTGTTGAGGCTTTTCTGCAATATGCGGTAGTCTTTTTCTAGCGCTAGGCGGAAGTTGCGGAAGAACTCTATCTCCACATACTCCTTGGACAGCTCTCTCCTGAATTCTGGAATCCTCTCTTCCAGCTCTGAGAACTGCTCATGACCTTCATACAGGTGGCGGCAGTTGGAAAGCCACTGCTTGCTCTTGCCTATCATCTTAAGAGCTTCTCGGACTGATAGTCCACAGGCTAGATAGCCAAGATACTTAGCCTTATCGCTAGACCTCGGATAGGGTACGACAGCACCAGCTATGGCTACTTCCTTGGGTGTGTCGTCTAAAGTCAGCAGTGTGTCTGTGTCTTCTAGCATAATATCCCTCCACACCTAGCGGTTAAGCTCCTGCATCCTATTGCAATAACTCTTACGCAAAATCAACTCTGCTTCATTTAGAGGTTGGCCTCTATTAGTAGGGGCAGGTATGGGCTCATCTGTGTCGATATCTACATAAGCAATACAGCTACGCCAAAACTCTAGAGCTAATTCAGCTATGCGTCTTTTCACTACGAGGTAAGGTAGTAATAGTTCTAGCACAGTTATGGCATCCTGCCCTTGCCAATAAAGTCTATAAATTACTTTCCTTCCTGGTCTTGCCTGCACATACATTCTCCCAGGCAAGCAGGCGTTTATGTAATACATAACTTCACTGTTAGTATTGACTAGCTGAACTATTACAGACGAGCACGTGCCTCTTGGGTTAGTAAGACCAACAGAGCCCTCTCCGTCTACAAAACCTGCTATATAAGCCAGCGACTCATTTGACTCCATCATTGCCACCTACCCATAGTATACCACACATGACCAACCCTGTCAAGGGCAATAAATTGGCAATGTTTTTTTATTATACATAGTACAATAGGAAGGTTGACAACCATAGCTACTATGTGGTATAATAGATATACGAAGACTGGAAAGGAGAGCAGCCATAGATATATCAGTTTCAATATGCCGCAAGACAGTAAACTGCTCATACTGCAAGCAGCCTATCACTAAGGGCTCTCCTATGATAGCAGGCAAGTTGTGGATGAGATTTACGCAGGAAGGAGGTGAACCAAGACGATGGGTAAAGAACTTCCGATGGCACGCAAGGAGAGAGGAAGACGGCAAGTGCTGCTGGCTGGAGCAGGCTCTGGAGAACCTATCGATGCATCCAGTAGCAGAAAAAAGAGGAAGGAAGAAGATGGTACTCCCAAAGGAGAAGCGTCTAAGCCGTCTGTCAATTCTACGCAGGAGAGCAAGAGTAGTCCAGAGGCTAAAGCTCCTGATGATGCTGCCAACAAAGCAAAGGGACATAGACGAGGTCATAAGGCTAGGAAGTCAACTGGAGAGCATGAAGGAGGAGATTGCTCCACTAGGAGGCGTGCCAAGGAGCTGGGAGTGAACTGGCCTGACGATAGGTGCTGGGAATCTCCTACCCATGCCCACTGGTTCACTGCAAGCAGTGAGATATGCCGAGGCTACATATGGATATGTAAGTACTGCCTAAAAGCAAAGTGGATGCCAGATGGATGGCCTGATAATGAGAGGTTTGCGAGGAGCATAATCAAGTACGGCATAGATGAGGCGTACTGGAAATGGATAGATAGGCGACCTACAGTGGTGGTGCTGCTAAGGAAGCTAGAAGACCTGAGGCTGATGAGGAAGGTTGTTATGCCAGATGACTATGCAAAGGTGGTGGCAGCAATTATGAGTGATAGAGATTATCCATACGAGGAGAACAAGAAACCATGACAACTACTGGCTGGGGCTACTATATTCAAGGACAAGAGCACCAACAGCGCATAGAGCAGTTGGGCAGTAAGCTCAGCATTCAACTGGGCTGCCCTATCCACTATCCTGCCTGGGGTAAGAGGTTGTTTGAGTGCAAGTGTGGGGTGCTGTTCCCAGTATATATAGTTGAGGCAGCAGCCAGTAGTGGCGACTGGACTATGGTTGAGAAGAAGCATAAGGAGGCGGACAATGGACTGGTATCAGGATATACTGGACTTCCATAAGGCAGCAGAACTTCATATAGAAGATAAGCCTACTATCCCACCAGCGGATATATCTAAGCTAAGGTGGAGTTTAATAGAAGAGGAGATAGAAGAGACCAGAGAAGCCATCTTCCAAGGAAACCTGATAGAGATAGCTGATGGCATAGTGGATAGTATAGTTGTCCTGTTAGGAACGGCTGTTTCCTACGGCATAGACATAAGACCAATCTGGAATGAAGTACACAAGACCAACATGGCTAAGGTTGGCGGGAGAAGAAGAGAAGATGGGAAGTTGCTAAAGCCTGCTGGCTGGACACCTCCAGATGTAGAAGGGGAGTTGAGGAAGCAGGGCTGGAGCTAGGTGGTTAGTAAAAGTTTTCCCAGACTGAAATTCTCCTTCTAAGAGTAGAGAGGTGGGCAGCATTGAAAACTTGCCTTACTGTACCTCCCAGGAAAGTTCTTTGGCAGATGGTGGCAGGTGCAGCAAGTTGCCGCTGCAAAGAGTTGCTACCCAGCTGGTTAGAACATATGTTCTATGCCTCCAGCATCCAGAACAGAACATATGCTCTAGGACCAAAGTACCAGGACATATACAGTACCACAGTACCATCACCTGCCCTTGACACCTGGATGGACTTTGTGATACAATGAGGGTGTCCCAGCCGACGAGGACAAGGGACAATAGCCAGCCAGAGCGGCAACACTGGCAGGAGGTCTAGCCTAACCCGTGAGGGTAGGACAATAGAATATAGGAGGAAGCCATAATGGTAGAAGAGACCACAGCCACAACTGCCCAGCCTAAGCAGACTGAGCAGGTATCTGAGGCAGAACTCATGCAGCAACTGGATGCTGCCCTCAAGTCCAAGGACTTCAAAGCGGTTGCCAAGGTCAGCAATGAGATTGCCAAGTTCCAGAAGACCAAAGAGCAGGCAGAACTTGAGGCTAAACAGGCAGCCTTGGCAGCGGTTACCGACAAGGTCAAGAAGGCAATTCAGTCGGCGCTCAAGCCTCTGGTGGATGCCAAGGAACTAGACATGGCAGACGGCATCTGGTATACTCAGGACTTTGGTGAGAAACTAGTAACCTGCCGACTCACCAAGACAGCAGCCAGGAAGACCAGCGGCGGCGGCGGAGGAGTAGGCAAGAAGTTCGATGTCAACACCAGCGACCTACTTGCCAAGTTCGGAGACCAGCCTTACAAGGACACAGGCATGACCATCCAGCAAGCATGGGATAGTAACACAGACAAGAACTTCAGATATGCCATAAGGCAAGCCT